CAGGTACAGGCGTATCAAACTTGTAGTTGTGCGTACCTAATATGCGTAACACTCTAGCTGCATCCGCAGGCACTGCTGTATCTATGAGAAACTTGTGTTCGGCGCACAAAGCCTTGAACTTCTCAGCTACCGGCTTCCAGTCCGTTATGCTTATGTCTTCTGTAAAAGCCCAGTAGGTGTGTATCCCACCACCTGAGTCCAAAAGCATAGGCTTAGGTAGGTCTAGCACACTGCAAAAACGCATTAGCTCTTGCAGTGCATGTTTTTTGCTGGTGTGTGGTTTGTCCTCTCCCACATCAATGTCAAGGAACAGAGCTTTGATATGTGAAGCATCTGTTGCCTTACGAGTGCCTTCTTCCTTGAAAGCACTCAACGCGAAATAAGCGTCCCAACCTTTGTCGTCGTATTCTGTTGCCTGTGCTACTAACTCATCTATATCCTCAAATGACAGCGTTCGTGTGTGTCTTTTAAGTTCTGTGTTATTGCACCAGAGAACATATACTCCTTGGCTGGGCAGAATCTTCCGCAAGAAAATTCTTGTATCCATAATTGCACCCGTAAAATTCTAGAATGTCTAACGTGTTAGACATCAAGAGACACTGCGGCAGGGGTGTCGCCACACCCTTTTCGGTGTTACCTAGCCGCAGTGGGTATCCCGTTAAGTTAGTCGTCCCACTCCTCAATCAGAGCACTAACGTCATCATCGTCTGTGGGTGCAGGGGCAGACTTCTTGACAACCTTTTTAGGCTCTTTCGGTGCTGGGGCTTCTTCCTCAACAGAATTAAAGATGTCATCTGAGTCGTCATCATCCAACTCGACATCGGTGCTTTTTGTGGTATCGCTGAACGGGTTATCTGGTTGAGCCACAAACCCACCGTCCACAACACCAAAAGGTGAGCGGGACTGCATTGGTTTGAGGTCAATGACCTGTACGCCGTTAAGACGTAGGCTAACGCCAGTGCCCTGTACGCTGTACGGCACAAAAGTAAACGCAAGATTCACGATGCTACCGGAGGTCAACTGAAAGTCTGCTGGTAACTTGTTATTCTTTGCGTCCACTTGCAGAGGCGGTGTTGTCTTATCAGTGCCGTATGCTCCCTTCAACTTGGTCTTACCTAAGAACCTACCGTCCTCTTGCTTCTTGAATGGCAGTGGGAACTTGTCGGGCCAACTGTCATCTTTCTTTCGCTTATAGGCGTTCCTCATCGCTTTATACAGTTCTTTAGCTTCTGCTGCAGTCATCAAAAACGACATGGAGTATTCGGCACCGTCATCTAGTGCATCGCACCTGACAGAGCCACCTTTGCCACCGTTAGCGCGATTATCAAACTTGTATGTGGTATCAAGTTTTGGATACAACGCCTCTACGTTCGTCATTTGGTAATACATAAAATCTTCAGCCATATTGGTCTCCTAGTTGGCTATTTACATCGAACCCTTCCGTTACATTGAACAGCGACTCAACCATAAAACTGGTTGTGATCGCCTCTAGTACATCATCTCGGTCTACTAGCAACCTAATCGTTTCAAGTTCCTCTTCTTCTAACGCTCTTCGTGGGTAGAAAAACAGTTTTGGCACACTGCTGTTTTCGTCAAAACTAATTCTGGTGACAACCGCCATAGACGATGTGCCATGCCCACTCAAAAATTTGGCGTAAGTCTGCAAAGACATACTGCCTTTACTCGCTTCCTTTCCAAATATACTGCTGGCAGGAACCTGCAACTGATACACCGTATCGAAGTCTGACTCTTCCACGACTGCTAGTCGCTGGTAGAATCGGCAAGCCCTGCCTCCCTTTGCCCCAGAACCACGGATGTTATAAGAACAATCCATACATCTTGAGCTTTGTTTCTGATCTTCTGGCACTTCTACCGCTGGTCTTTGTGTATCTATCGACCAGCACGTAGGGGCTTTAGCAAGCTGCGGATCAAATTCACCCGCATAGTAAGAGCGTGAGACTGGCCCCGCATCCACAATAACTACATCTAGTGCGGTGCCAGAATCGTCCTGCGCTCCTGAGAACTTACCCCCTTGAATACTTATCCGGTGCATCAGATGTCGTCATCAACATCACCAAAATCGTCTTTCGAGTACTCTACGTGATACCCGTCCGATGGACTTTTTTCCTTGTAACGCATCAAAGCATCTGTCACACGATCTAGGTCAAACCGCTGGGTGTGTCCTATTTTTACGAACATATTTTCTGGTATGACCCCATCACGCGCCCACTTACGGACCGTGGATAAACTCACACTAAAATGCTTTGCTACATCTTCGATTGGCACCAATGTATTCATTTAGACTTCCTCATCGTAAGGACATATTCAGAATCTACGTTTAGTCCTTTAGGTAACTTGTCGGGGTTATCCTCAAGAAACTGTTTTACCGCACCCTGATGCAGACGCTTTTCAAAAAACTCTGGCACTTGTTCCTCTAGTATGAACTTGTGCATGGACTCCCAATCGTTTGTCCAGTACCGTTGCTTGACTGAGCGATAGAACGTACCCGCTTCGGTCTTTCCACTTTTCTGGCCTGTAGCCTTCAAGTGATCTAAAAGAATAGCCTTAATTTTAGTTTGCTTTTGCTCTAGCTCACGGTCTTCAGAGTCGAAAGCCGCTTTCAATGCTTCACGCTTTGTTTTTATCTTGAAGAAAACCTTAGTTAACTTATCAATAGGCAGAGTGCTGCCCTCAATACTCGTATCCATTGCATCCCCATAGTAGTATTTTATGGTGAGGACTGCATAGTAATGGCAGCTTCTGGCTTACGCAAGTATTTCTTTGTACAAATCAATAATTTTTGTGTGCGTATCGATCTTATTGTCTAGCAGTGCGTACACACGCTTTTCGATGTGCGATCCTTGTAACTGCACGACTGTGCATTTGTGGTCTTGACCCGTTCTGTGAATACGAGCGTTCGCCTGTGCATAGGTTTCGACAGAGCTTGTTGGCCCCCACCACACTATTGTGTTAGCAGCGGTCAACGTCACACCATGTGCTGCTGCCTGTGGCTGTATCACTAACACCTTGGGGTCATTTTTTTCTTGAAAGTCTTTGAATATTCGCGTGCGATCTGTCGCTTTAACCGCCCCGCTAATCACTTCTGTGGTGATCTTGTCACCGCGTAGCTTATCGGCAAGGAGCTTGATGGTATGTTTGAACGGTACAAATACCAGAACTTTTTTACTTGATTCGTCTATAACCTCACGCAACACTTTGTAGCGGTGTTTGATGTCGAACTCCAAAGTCTCGCCGCCATCTGTGTATACCGCACCAGAACTTATTTGGAGGAGTTTGTTCATATTCACGGCTGCGGTATGCGTGGTGATCTCCTCGCCAGCCGCCTGCATAATCATTTTGTCTTTCAGTTCTTTGTAGTATTTATTCTGCTGCCGGGTCAGTTCAACTTCTCGTTTTGTGTAAACAATGTCAGGTAAGTCTAAGCACTCTTCTTTCGTAAAACGTATCGCAGGTTGCAACGCTCTAAAAACGGTTTCGGTAGCATCAGATTTAGGTATCCACTTGAAGTTAGTCACCTTGTACATGACCATATCTCTAAACGACCCGTAGAAGCGAGGTACGGACTTCGGGTTAACAAGTTTTGCTAAGCCGTAAGCATCGACTGGACTTTGGGCCGCAGGTGTACCTGTCAACATCCAAAGCCACTTATCGGGGCCAAGCAATCTGTTCAGTGTCTTCCACCGCTTCGTCTGTGAGTTTTTGTAGTGCGTGGCTTCGTCAACAATTATTAGATCAAACCCACCTGCCGCCACCTCGTCCTCTACGATCTCTACTCCGTCGTAATTAATTATTACAAACTCGGCACTACTGTTGATTACTTCGGCGCGTTTCTTAGCAGAGCCGTAGGCAATATCTACGGTACGGTGCATCGCAAAGGTAAAGAGATCTTCTTTCCACGCAGAGTCCATGATCGACAACGGACAGATGATAAGCACACGGTTGATCTTACCTTGGTTCATCAAGAAGTCTGCTGACCAGATCGCACTAGCTGTTTTGCCGGTGCCTTGTTCATTAAAGCAAAACGCACGTTTGTTAAGAGTTAGAAAAGAAGAAGTAGTTTTTTGATGGGCAAACGGCTGATGTTTACCCGTCCATTTGTATCGCCCTTCTATGGGAGACGGTGCGTTTATGCCGAGGTTTTTTAGTACATGAGTTTCGTCAATACCCCAATTAACCACTACTTTGTTATCAGGTAGTGCTTTACTTTTAGGTATGACCTGCGTGACTTGTTGCTCATTGCGGAGTCTGAGTAATAAGGCTTTGTTATCTATGACTCTCATCTCCACAAGTCCATAGACAAATCAACGCCCTGTTTCTTCAATTCTCTTCTAGCCCTAGCAATATCTATGTCCGTAAGCTCTTCAGGTTTTTTGTTGCATGATGCAGCTACCGTTGACACTTCAAACAAATACTGTGCACATAGGCTTCCATCTTCAAACTCATCGACGTGTTTTACTCTCACTACTGTGATTCCGACTTAAACAAAACAAGATGGTGTCTGGCTAAGGCGTTCAAGAGTTCAAAGAGAGAATCGGTACCGAGTCCATCTATTGCGTATATCTCCTTTACAGTCCACTCAACTAAGTCTCTCACGTATAAAATGCCTGCACCGCGCAAGCAGTTTTGTGTGCGACTATTGAGATTTAGCTCTCGTATGTGCATCTCTGTTTTAATTGAATCCATATCCCTTCCAATAAAAAGTGGGGCAGGGCCGTAAGGTTTGCCTACGCCGAGCATCCGGTTGAGGCCCACCATTACTGACGGGCCGTACCCCAAAACTGGTTGTGATGGTTGGTGAAATTGACGCCTTCAAACTCATCGCAACGCACACGACGTGTGGGGGAGCGTACTTCATTCCACCCTTTCTTTTACAAGGTTTTCCATGCCTCGGGAGAAAGTCGGACGCCATCACTCACCCGACTTTAATGCCCCCCACGAAAATAAGTCCCGTCTTCGGTCACACGGACGGGTACGTGCTAACTGGGAGAAAAGGAGACTCCCTGACCTAAACCATTAAATACAAAATAAACGCCACAAGGTATATACCGATAGTAACGCTGAATCCTAATAACAAACCTCTAAACTCTTCTCTCATCTACGTCTTGGACTTTTGCCGTTACGACTGCGGTTGGCGCTTCTACTTTCTACACGTACGCCATCTTTGTTAGAACCACCACGGCTTAACATCTTCTTGTGACTTACGTCTTTGCCTTCACGTTTGTCCGCTCGACCATCCTTGTTAGCATCACGTCCAGTCTTATCCATAGCTCGACGTGCACGTTGTCTTTCCATACGTGCCTTGTGCGCTTTGCTACCTACAGGAGGGTTCTTCTGTTTCTTGCGATCTGCTTTGTTCTTGTACGGCATCAGTTTCTTCCGTTGTGTGGACACTCAAGAACAGGACACCATGCTTTGCATAGCCCACTAGGATTCGGGTTCCACACATCGTTATCGAATGCGGCCCTCATACCTGCGTAGTTTCCCATCCACTTTGCCCACAGTTCCTTTTCATCTTCTGTGGTGTAACGATCCTTTATTAGATCATTGCTCACTACAAACAATAGCCCAGCTCGAACGGTCTCCACTTCGGGGTAGTGCTTGAAGGTAGCCAAAGCCATAAGCTCCAGCTGTCCCTTGTCAGCATATCTTGCCGACTTGCCGGTCTTGTAGTCAATCACCCACGCTAACTTGTCATCACGATCTAGGATTAACAAGTCAGCTATCCCACGGAACCAAACATTCTTAGCAAAGAAACTACACGCTTCTAAGTCTTCGGTCAGTCCCATTTTTATTTCGCACAGCTTCTCACCTTTCTTGGCGTTCAGCGCATCCAAAGTCCTCTTAGCATACGAAAACCTTGGGTCAATCTCGCCACCGTCACGGATATATGTTTCCGCAGCTTCGTGGAAAGCCGTTCCATACAGTGTTGCTTCAGTTTCTTTGAACGGATACTGATTAAGCACCTTTTCATGGTAGAACTGTTTAGGGCACTGTTGGAATGCCTTGATCTTACTGAATGACCAAGGCGCTACATTCAATCTTCATACTCTTCGTCGTACGCTTTCTGCAAAATATCCTCATAATTTTTCCAATTCATGTCGTGCGTGATCTTAAACGTGTCAGATACTTCTGCTATTTCGAGACGGAGTTTCGGAAACCTACTAATAAGTTTCTCTTTAGCTTCATACGCTTCTATAATATTAGCGTAACTGCCTTCCACAAACGGAGTCTCGGTAAACAGAATGACATACTTCATGGAGAATCAAGTACCAGATTCAAGTCACGTAACTCAGCTATAAGTAGTGCCATGAGAGCGTGGTCAAATGTTATATCTCTATCGTTCATGACTTCTTGTAAATATGTCGCATCGTCTATAACGGCATCAGCGTTGCCACATCGCACTACCCTTCCCCGTTCTTCCCGTTCGCGGTAACTCATTACTCGCAATCTCCATATGCTTTAGCCACACCACTCTCGCAGTCTAGTGGTAGCCCTTCCGCCCAATCCGGTACATAGCGCATACACGCTTCGATGTACTCTTGCCCCGCCTTTGCGGATTCCTTGGGTACGCATACTACCACAGAATCATGCACAGTTAACACTGGGCGATACTTCTTTGCTATTTTTAACATTTGTTCTGCAATAATACAACGCGCTAGTGCCTGACACACGTTCTCGATAACCTTGCCACCGTAGATCTTGGTTCGGCCCTTTCTTGTTTTGTATGTGTACTCAACACCGTAGCCAGTCTTAGTTCCTTTCAGATCTTCGTACCGCATAATTAGACCAGACGGTAACTTGATACCGTGTCTTTTATTCACCACCTTCACGACACCACGCTTCCCAAATGGTAGTGACTCACCACGCTCCATATACTGCAACGCATAATTCGCATCTCGCCACAAACTTGAGATTTTCCAGTTAGCATCACGATAGATATTGATGATACGTCGTGCTTCGTCTAGCTCTATGTCTGTACCAAACGTCTGTAGCTGCGCTTGAAACTTGACCGCTCCCATGCCGTAACCTGCACCTAGAATCGTGGTCTTACCAACAAACCGCTGTTCCTTTGTTACCTCAAACTCCGAGACGTTGTAAATACGCGAAGCCATCTTCACATACACATCCTCTTTGTTGGCAAAGGCTTTGGTCAAATCGTCTTGTTCCGCAAACCATGCCAGCACTCTTGCTTCGATTTGTGAAGAGTCGCAGTCCACCAGAACATATCCATCGGGAGCAAGGATGCTCCGTTTCAACTGTTTAGCGTTTGGCCCACGGCTAGGCAGATTCTGCACGTTGATTCTGTCATCGCCACCCCACCTGCCTGTGTGGGCTGCGTAATACTTTGTCGGGACTGGGAAAGTGCCACGCTTCGCTATATCTATGAACCGCTCAGTACGAGTTTCTTCCAAGGTGCTTTTCAAACCCAAACGTGCGTTAACAAGTGCCTGTACGTTGGCGTTCTCATGCGTTACAAGGCTTTTGAATCCTTCATCAGTTTTAGCGAATGCGTAGGTATCTTTCCCTGTTGTAGAACTTACTTTCATGGGCGGCTCGACACCCACATTTCTAAGCAGATCCGCAAACTTGTCGTTACTCATCAGCTCGCTTCTGTCAACTACACCAGCTTCTGCTAACAAGTTATCCTTAGATCGCTTGATGTCGTATAGATTGTCCTCCAGTTTCTTGCGGTCTAAAACTAATATCGGTTCTATAAACATCCGTAACGTGCAGTCGATAACTCGCAACTCTTTCTTTGGGAATCCGTTACGTACCAATACATTGAATAGTTTATAGGTAAGTTCCACATCGTTGATGCAGTAATCCCCGTAGCTATCTAATTCATCCTCGGTAAAGTCTTCGCGCCGTTTGCTCAACGCATCTAATACTTCTGTGCCTTTGGCACCTATCTGATAGCGTTCGGCTAACGCTTTGAGACTTCCACTAGCTTCCACCCCGTGTAAAGCACGGGCAATACACAAAGTATCAAGCCAAACGCGAGGACGAATATCAAAGAGCCAAGATAATATAGCGCCGTCAAACATAGTGTTGTGGGCGAGTACCATACTGTTGGCCCAGTTAAATTCGTGAAGATACTCTTCAAGTTCTTCATGCGTCCCACTCGCCCACTCTGTAGCACCATTGTTTACTTTTACCCCCACACCCACGATCTCAAAACGAGGATCGCGGATGTATTCTTCCGTAGTTAATTTAGTCAATGAGAAGTCTTTGTCGTAGTACGTCTCAAAGTCGAGTGTGATTAAGTCCACTACACTCGCTCCCTTTCCGATATGGCTGTAACAACCACACCTGTAGTGAGAGGTATACGAACGGTTGTACCGCCATCATCTATTGCTTTGTATCGCGCTTCTTCTTCATTCTTTGCTTCGACCACCACCTGCCTTGAAACAGTTTCTTCGACGGTCACATAGAACACTTTTAAGTCTGCACCCTCAGTCATATCAACCCCCTAGACGTTTGATTTCAGCATCAACGTAGAACTTAATCTTTCTCGCATCACGTAACATATCACTGTGCGATGACTGCCCATAACGATACGCAGCTCTAAAGATCTCTCCGATCTGTGCGTTCATATTTTTGTAGGAGATAAGATCTTGGAGTTC